AGCACCCTTACGTAACTTGCGTCTGCTACTCTCAAATACAAAGCGAATATCCAATTTAGGATGCTGCTTTTTAATAGCCAGATGCTTACGTCTATCCGCTGCGGTAAACATACCTTTTGTTTCGATAATGATTCCGTTGAACAGCACGAAGTCTGGTGTGTAGGTTCTGTACGCTAGGTCTTCCCACTCAATCTTAATCTGCTCATATAAGAAGTCTACTTTGAGTTCTTTTAAATAATCAGATACTTTGAGTTCAAGACCACTACGATATCCATATTTCCGTGCTGCCCTAAATTGCTTTGCGTTAGGCAATAACTTCTCCAATATAGCTTACTATTGGGGGGTTCTTTGCCTGTGACTTTACAGATGGACGCTCAGTAAGACTATCCCAACAATCAAAACGGTAATTACAAAATCTGCATCCATCATTAAGGACTTTATTACCTGTGGGCTTGCCACGAAAAGTTTCAGGCACTGGTTCAAAACATCTTTCAAATTTATTCTCCTTTACTGTTTCAACCGTCTTTCTAATTCTCCCTACTTCTTCTTCAACGTCAATACCTTTAGCTGGCACATACTTAAACTTACCATTGGCTTTGTTGACTACCCACCAGCCACCTACTTTCTTGCCAGATGCTTTGGCGTAACCAGCAAGCTGTGCTACGTATCCAAACCCATCACCACTTGCAAGGGTGTCATAGGATTCAAACTTGTTTCTGTATGACCAGTCTGAAGCTGATTTAATATCATCAACTGCACCATCAATGACAAGATCATAAGAACCAGAAACGCTGTCGTCACCAAGATCAAGAGTAACTTTGTCCGTGTCCTCATATTTAACTCCTGCTTCTTTGAGTATACCCTTGAACACAGCCTCGACAATATCACCGATCATCATGTTCATTATGAATGTTGTTGGGAAGGGTAACGCTACCTCTGGCTTATTCTTGTCATACCAGAGTTGACAGGTTGGCCTACCTACATTTGACATACGTAGACCAAACTTATCACGCTTGTTACCCCCACCAAACTGGCGTTGTGCAGCAGCCATCACATCATCACCAATCTGTTTGATTGTTTCCGGTGATACAGTTGAGTTGCCTTTTACAGCATCTTGAAGATACTGATGCAGTGCCAGTTCAGCGGGGTGGTTCATTACGCTACCTCTTCTTCGATTTCGATGTCAACTAAATCATCAATGATTTCATCGTCACCGTCTTCAAGTTTTGAGTTCACCTTTTCTGCCCAAGAATTGATAATATAAGAATTGTAATTATCAATCCAAGATACAAAGTCACCAAACATCACCTGATCTTCTTGGTTAAGATCAATAGTCTTAGTGACATCAAGCGATACCACAGGAACAAAGAAGCTATTACCATTAGGCATCTTGCGTTCATTGGTATTTGCCAAGAATGTATGCATAGGTGGAAGACGTTCCATCTTAGCAAGTTTAGTGAACACATCACCAACCAACTTAAATGCATCACGATTGTCAATCTCCCAGATGAATGGAGTAACATCAACCTCTACAGGCTCACCTTTATCATTCACAGGATCAATCAGTTCAACAGTACCCAAGACAACACGTACACGCTTAATCTGTTTAATTAAGTCTTGTAGTTTCTCAGGCAATGCCTTGAAGTCCTGAATGTATCCAGCAGGTTTACCACAGTTAAAGCCACCATCATTGTCTTTCAGATCAGATTCCATCTTAGAGTCATCTGTCATTAAAGATTTAATGAAACGATTAGGTGATTTAGCATTACCCATAACAAAACGCTTGTACATGAAGCGTTGAATGAAGGCACGTACCTTCACTGCTGAAGCATAGTAGGTTGGCCCATCTGGGATTTCCAACTTATATGTTCCACCTTCTACTACTTCTACGTTTACATTTTTACCGTTTACTTCAGCAGTACCCATTACTGGAGAATGGTTAATGCGTAGACGTGCAAGAGAACTAGATTTAGGTTTACTCCCACCTTCTTTTGCAATGCCCATTACCTTCGCCATAGCAGCATAATTATTTTGGTCTATCGTTGTAAGTTCTGTCATATGTGTTACTCCTTTCTGTAGAGTGAATGAGGCATAGTTATATCACGCTATGTCCTTAGTGTCAAGCCAATTCGGTCCGATTTTTGCTTCTAAAAGCAGCGGCACATTAAAGTTTACACCCCAACGTGCAGCGATAAGTTTAGGTAGTGCTTCATTAGTAGCGTCTATGATGCTGATTACTTTTGCTTCTTCATCTGGATGAACATCAATGACTATACTATCATGCACTGTATTCACTATACACGATTGCAAACCCTTTAGCAACTCATCAATATGCAATAATGCAATCGGAACAATGTCTGCTGTAGCGAATGATTGCACAGGGTAATTCTTTATCTGTGTAAAGTGTGATACACGTCCAGTAGATTTACGTACCACATCAGGGAACGCAAACTCACGACCACTGGGCGTGGTAATCTTTTGTGTTGTTATAGCTTCTTTAGCCAGTCTGGTATGCCAAGCCGCCACTCCTCTGTATTTGTCTGTGAAATGTTCGTAATACGCCGCTTCTGCTTTGCTTCTGCCGAATCCTGTTGCCCCATAGAGTGGCGCAAACGTATGTGCTTTCGCATCCTGTCTACTCGTAGACTGACCAGCATCACTAATAACTTTAGCGGTATATGAGTGTACATCAAACCCAGTAGATACTTCTTCAATTGCTACCTCATCTTGTGATAAATAAGCGGCAGCACGAAACTCTAGCTGCGCAAAGTCAGCCTCAAGAATCTTGCCACCTTTCCATCGTGACACAAATACTTTCTTTACAGGGAACGTGCCGCCACGAGGCATGTTCTGCATATTAGGATCAGCACCAGAGAAGCGACCAGTAGCAGTGCGATGCTGAAGCAATCTCACATGCAGCTTACCGTCCTGTTTGGTGTGCGTTTGAATACCGTCTACAAAAGATGACAAGTATGTATCTAATGCAGACAAACGCTGTAAGTCAGTAAGGAACTGTTCAGCTTCATGAAAGCCACTCTTCTTAGCAGAGTTAGCTAGTATGTCTAACATCTTTTTGCTAGTGCTAAACCCATGCGCACTAACCCACTTCGCACTAGGTGCTTTAAATTTTAAGCCAGCAATAGATTGTGTAGGCGTAAAACGATAACCTATACCACCACACTCTTTGCAGGTAGGAAGCTTCGCATAAGGCGTACCATCTTTTTTTATCTTTTTTTGTTTGCCTGTTCCATAACAAGCAAAGCACTGTCCAGCTTTAGTCTTGTAGACAATAGCTGAATGAGCATTTACAGTATTCATAAAGTCATCCTTAGACATATATGGCGTAAACAAATTAGCCCACAAAGCCTTATCATCTGGCTTTCTGCTGTAGATAACCCACGACATTTGTTCAGGGCTATTAAGGTTGATAGGTGTATCTCCCATCAGTTCTGTTACCTGTTGTTTCAGACGTTTTTCAATCTGTGCCTTTTCTTCCTCAAACTCTTTACGTACACTGTTTAATACAGACAGATTAACTTTAAATCCGCGCTGATAAATGCGAGACAAGCACACAGCAACCTGATTGGTTAGTGTGACTGTGTTCATCAAACCTGCATCTTCTAGTGTATTAAGACGATAGATTAATTTATCCGCAAGCTGTTGTGTAGCATGAAGGTCAGCGGATAGGTACTCACTCAACTCCTTATGCGGTATGTCTCGCACACTGTAGCCCTTTTTTAGATATTCTTTTAACGTGTCTTGCTTCTTTGTGTCCAACTCGTAACGCTCTGCACACGCTTCAAGAGATAGAGGTTTTTTGATACCGCGCTGTAGTACATATTCCCCAAGCATTGTGTCAAAAACAGGGCCATCATATTTAAATCCTGATTCCCATAGCCACAGCAAGTCATGTGCAGCGTTGTGCATGATAAGCACAGTGGTAGCGTCCAGCCATTCTTGAACAGCTGTGTGTCCAAAGTTATCTGCATCTACTTCACTATGGTCAAAGGTAACAATACGTTCAACACCTTGATCGTTTAGCATACCAATCATAGTAAGGGAATTTCCCGGTTCAAACGGATCAAAGTGCAATTTTCCGTCACGATCAGTGACAGTATTTTCTACATCAAGTGTTAATTTCATGCTTCATACCTTCCTGTTTCGTAGTTAAACTCACATACTATACGACCATGCCATCCTGTCAACTTATTTTTTGCTAAGACTAAGTGTCTAAACCCGTCATCTTCTGCAACTTCTGAATCCCCACTGTTGTTATTTGTCTGTGGGCTTTTAGCAATCAAGATCATCAGGTCAGCTTCTGCTGCTTTACCTGTACGTGACCCTTCCATCATAGACTGATTCAAGTTGACACGTCCTTCTGCTTCAGCGTTTAGCTGTGACATATAAAAGATAGCACAACCATACTCCTTTGCAATCTGACGAGCATAAATAGCGTTAGCTTTAAGTGCTTCATCAGGGCGGGAGAATCCACCAAAATGTGCAAACTTATCTCCCATATCCAACACAAGAATATCAGGCTTATAGGATTTACATACAGATTCTACCCAAGCCATATCTCTACCTGTGCTGTCATATAACATAATGTTTTGCTTTACAGAGTCATACAATGTATGAGCCTTGTGTGGATTCTCTTTTACTTCTTTCAATGTCATGCCTGTAGCAGTACTAAGATATCTAGCACCTACACGATGGCTGCTCTCTTCATTACACAGGACAATGCACTTAGCACCTTGCCTTGCAAATCCGCTAGGGCCAGCAAGAAGACTGGCGTGAAAAGATGTCTTACCTGTGTTTGGCCTTGCACCTACCTCAATTAAGTGACCACCATTAACACCTTCAACCTTGCGTACTAGTGTAGGTATATTGAATGTCCATTGTGATTCAAGATCGTTACGCTGGATAAGTGATTCTATAGAAAGATCGTCCCAATCCACATTAAGGTTTGGGATAAAATCATCAGTATAATTATCCAGAATGTCTCGAAGGGGTTGTAGAGAGGAAATAGTACCGTTAACGTAGTCAAAACCAAGATTAGCAATATCTTCCCCAACCACTTGTTGAAATAGCTTAGATAACACATCACCCGCGATGTCTTTTCCAAGAGGCTGCTCCCTTTTTATCTTCTGAAACAAGTCTGAAAACGCAGCTTTCTGCGCCGTAGTCAGCGTAGTATTGCTTGACATAAAGACCGCTTCAATCTCATCAGGGCTGACTGTTCTGTTGTACTTGTCCATAGCAGTGTCAATAGACTGCTTAATCTTTCGTACATCTTTACTGAACAGCCTATCTGGACAACGTGACCCCCTGTGGTCATCGTAAAACGATTTGTCCATTAAACTTCTAACTAGTGATAATTCCATTTAGCTTCTCCATATCTCCGGGGTTACGATATTTAAGATCATCTGTTAAACGTAAGACACGAACATCATTAACATGCCCACGTAATTCTTTTGCAATCTGCAAATTCTTTGTTAGCGCATCGGGGTCTAACGCTATAACAGCTGTTGAGAACTGTGTGAGATACCCTTTATGCCCTTCCTGTAGAGATGTTCCAAGAAGAGCAACCCCGACAAAGGATTTTAAGCTACCAACCACGGCTGCACTCACACAGTCCTCAACAACTACGGCGACATTACCATAACCAGATACGTATGGCAAGTCACTTTTTCCATATCTTTTCCATTTAGGTAATCTATTCCCTATAGACCTACCTGTAGCATCTACTAGAACTCCATTATGAGATATAGGAAACACAACACGGTCTTCCTTTACATCATACATAACATCAATATCATCTGGCTCTAGTTCATACTTGTAACAGAACTGCAACACGGTTCGTTTATTTCTATGAGGAATAATGTAATTAGGCAGTACAAACTCTGTATCTATCTCTACACTCCTACTGTTTCTTTGTTTAATATCATCTACAGATAAACGAACACGCTTCTGCCCAGACACACTACAGGAAAGTCTGTAACAATTCCATAATAGTGTTCCTTTACTATTAGTCACAGTAAATGTCCTTTCTCCACAGTTAGGACATTTCATTCTTTTTGTTTCTCCATCATATAAATGTATATCACTTATATGTTTATATATATTATCTATCATACACTCTCCTTGTGGCACTTTCATGTGCTTGTAACATGCTTTTTACGGGCTGTCAATGCATTTTCTGCACTTGTATAGGTATTTTTCATGTATGGTTTAACTGAACTAGGATTAGCGTGTCCCGTAACAGCCATGATCTGACCCATAGGTACACCAGCCTCTACCATTTCAGTAGTCCCTGTACGCCTCAAATCTGCGATTCTAAGGCTGTTAGGCAATCCGGCTAGGGTTATAGCATCCCGTGCGTGTCGGGACAGCCTGTCAAGCTTGTAGGGCGAATAAGAGCCATTTCTAGGTATAGGATAGGGTGCAACATATTCTTGAAAGTCAAAATCAGCTTTTTGCTGACATAACATTTCATACAAGCTGTCCTCAAGAGGAAGATGTA